CGCGGGCGCCAACCTGCCCAACTGGGCCTGACGAGACCATTTCGCGCGCGAGCGCACCGAGAGGCCGGGTTACGGCTTCGACAACAACCTGAAAGGGCAAGACATGCAGCGATTCATCGGCACGAAGACCATCCTGGCGCGCGCGCTCACCCGAGGCGAGTACAACGCCTACCGCGGCTGGACGCCGCCGGCAGGCGAAGACCAGTCCGCGCTGGGCTACCTCGTCGAGTACACGGACGGCGGCACGCCGAACGACCCGCGCCACGCCGGCTACATCAGCTGGTCGCCGAAGGAGCAGTTCGACAACGCATACCGCGCGCGTCCGCTCACGCCCGGCCTGGCGCCGCACCAGCAGCGCGTCGTCGACGAGAAGGCCGAGCTGGACGAGCGCCTGCGCAAGCTGATGTCGTTCACGTGCACGCCGACCTTTTCCGCCCTGCCGGGCCCGGAGCGCGATCGACTCGCGAAGCAGGCCGACACGATGGCGAAGTACAGCGAGATCCTCGGCGAGCGCATCGCCGAGTTCGCGCCCGCCGCAGCCTGACCACCACCCCGCCCGGCCAGCCCGGGCGCACAACAACGGGAGAACCTGAACCATGAACATCCTCGCCATCGACATCGGCACCACCACCGGCTGGGCCCGCAGCTCGCGCGCCGGCATCGTCGCCAGCGGCAGCGAGTCATTCGCGCCGCGCCGCATGGAAGCGGCCGGCCAGCGCTGGCTGAAGTTCCGCGCTTTCCTCAACGAGCAGCGCAACGCCGGCGGCGAGATCCACGCGGTCTACTACGAGGACGTGAAGCAGCACGCCGGCACGCTGGCGGCGCACGTCTACGGCGGCTTCCTCGCATGCCTGGAGATGTGGTGCGCGGCGAACAACGTGCGCCTTGAGCCGGTCGGCGTCGGCGTCGTGAAGAAGCACTGGACCGGCAAGGGCAACGCGGACAAGGCGGCCATGTGCGAGACCGCGCGCGCCCGCGGCTTCCGCCCGAAGGACAACAACGAGGCCGACGCGCTGGCGATCCTGTCGCTCGCCCAGCACCTGGAAGGCGTGACGGCGCCGGTGGCACAGCCGCAGGCGGATCTGCTCGGGGAGGCGGCATGATCGCGGTTTGCTGGCAGTGGCGGTGGCAGGTGCGCGGGCAGTGGACGGCGTGGCGCAACATCAGCAAGTCGCGTTACGACCGTCGCACGAGCTACCCGACGTTCGAGTTTCGAGCCCTCGCTGTCGTGCAGGAGGCATCATGATCCCCGTCGTCCTCTGGCTCGCCGCGTCCGCGCTGGTCGGCCTGCTCGCCGGCCGCTTCATCCGCGTGGGAATGGTCGAGCTGCAGCGCGCACAGGAGGATGCATGAAAGCCGAGATGACTGCCGACGGCAAGATCGTGCTCAAGCCAGAGTCCGGCATTGAGGCGTTCGCGCTGATGCGCTGGATCGAGCGCACTATCGTCAATCAGCCTGATGTGCAGCGCAAGGAGGCGTTTCACTGGCGTGGGAGTTCGATCCAGATCGACCTGTCCGCGTTCCCTGAGACTCTGCGGGTCGACGTCCCGGCCGACTTCGCGGAAGCGTGGATGGAGGCCAAGCCTTGACGGAGCGCCGTGACATCGGGTCCAGGTTGGAGAACTGGTCCCGCCTCTTCCCTCAGCCCGGCGCCGGCCAGCAGCCGGACCGCCGCGCGTTCGACCAGGCCGACGCCATCCACATCGAGCGCGCCATGCAGGCGCTGCCCACGCTGCAGCGCTCGCTGTTGTGGTGGTGCTACGTCAAGCAGGAGACGCCCGAGCGAGTGGCGCGTCACCTCGGCATCCAGATGAGGCCGGCCGTCCTGTTCGTCGACGCGTTCCGGCACGCGCAGGCAGCCGCTCAAGCCCTGGCCGAATCGGCAACTCTTCCGCATGACCGTTGACTGGTGGCAAAATCACGACATGGCCACCACCTACACTCCCGAGCTCGCCGCCAAGTTTTGCGCCGCCATCGCCGACGGCGGCACGCTGCGTTCCGTCTGCAAGAAGCCCGGCATGCCCAGCAAGGCCACCGTGTTCCGCTGGCTCGGCGAGCACGTCGAGTTCCAGAAGATGTACGAAACGGCAACGGATGAGCGCACGGACGTGATGATCGACGAGATCGTCGACATCGCGGACAACTGCAAGCCCGACGCCGACTCGATCCGCAAGGCGAAGCTGCGGATCCACGCCCGCGTCGAGCAGGCCCAGCGCATGAAGCCGCGCAAGTACGGCAACCAGCTGCAACTCACCGGCGAGGGTGGCGGCCCCGTGAAGGTCTCCGTGAAGGACTACACCGGCCGCAAGAAGGAAACCAATGACGCAGCAGGTTGAATTCGCATACGCGCCACAGGGCCCAACGCTCGAGCAGTACATCCTGAGTCAGGAGCAGCGAACCTTCATCTGCGGTCCGCTCGGATCGTCGAAGACCAACGCCAGCTGCTGGAAGGCCTTCCGGATCATGATGGGCCAGGCGCCGGACGCCAACGGCGTGCGCAAGACCCGCGTCGCCGCGGTCCGCAACACCTACCCCGACCTGTTCGGTACCACGATCAAGGACTGGCTGGAGATGTTCGAAGGCCTGGGCCGGTTCGTGAAGGGTGGCCTGGAGCCGCCAACGCACCACCTGCACTTCGCGCTGGACGATGGTACGACCGTCGAAGCCGAGATGATCTTCCTCGCGCTCGATCGCGCCGAACACGTGAAGAAGCTGCGTGGTATGCAGCTCACCGCGGCCTGGATCAACGAGACGAAGGAAATCCCCTACGCCGTCGTACAGATGCTGGACCTGCGCGTGGGCCGGTACCCGCAAAGCGTCGAGCCGACCTGGTACGGCATCTTCGGCGACACCAACGCGCCCGATACCGACCACTGGTACTACCGCCTCGCCGAGGAGCAGCGGCCCGAGGGCTGGCTGTTCCTGAAGCAGCCCGGCGGTCTAATCCGCGACAACAAGGACGCGCCCTGGCGCGAGAACCCGTCTGCCGAGAACATCCAGAACCTGCCGAAGGGCTACTACCTGAAGGGCGCGCAGGGCAAGGATGAAGCCTGGATCCTCGTCAACCTGGCGAACGAGTACGGCTTCGTGCAGGACGGGAAGCCGGTCTACCCGGACTACCGCGACTCGACGCACTGCCGGCCGTTCGAGCTCGTTCAGGCTTATGGTCTGCAGATCGGCCTGGACTTCGGGTTGACGCCTGCGGCCGTCATCGGCCAGCGCATGCCGAACGGCCAGATGCGCTGGCGCCGCGAGCTCGTCACCGAGGACACTGGCGTCATCCGCTTCGCGCGCGAGCTCAAGCGCTTCCTCGGCGAGAATTTCCCGGGCTGGAAAGTCGTGAAGGTCACGGGCGACCCGGCCGGCGACCAGCGACAGGCTGGCGACAGCGAGGAGCGCACGGTGTTCCAGCTACTGGCCGCCGAGGGCATCGAGGCCGCGCCGGCGCCGACCAACGATTTCGCGCTGCGTACCGAGGCCGTGTCTGCTTCACTGCGCCGCATGGTCGACGGCGAGCCCGGGTTCCTGATCCACCCGGACTGCAAGATCACCCGCAAGGGCATGCAGGGCGGCTACATGTTCAAGCGCGTGAAGGTGGCCGGCGACGAGCGTTACCGCGATCAGCCAGATAAAAATCGCTTCTCACACCCGTGCGAAGCTGGGCAATACCTGATGCTGGGCGCGGGTGAGCACCTCACTGTACTGCCACCGAGGAAGCAGGTCGTGACCGTCACCCCGATCCCGGTGGCGTCCCCCTTCCGCCGCCGGTAGAATGTTTGAAGTACAACAGGGGGTGGAATGGACAGTAAAACTTGGCTGGAAACGGTTCGAAAGTTTGACGAAGCTTTCAGCATGCTCGAGGAGATGCTTCCGCAAAACTGTGGGATCTGCCTCGTGGCATACATTCCTGAATCCGTCCGTTTTTGTGTGGCGCAAAATAGTCCTGGCGAAGGCAGGATAGTTACAAGTTGCCGTGATAAAGACATAACTTTACGTCTGCGCCCTGCTGATCCAGATGGCCCGCTGCCCGCGCCGGTAGAATTGGCCGGATGACAACGGAGGAGCGATGAACTGGGACGACGAAAACACTGTGGACGAGCTGCCGATGCCGCCGCGCGGGCCCGGCCTGTCCGCCGCCGACATGGAGCTGCTGACGCTGGCCGCGCGCGCGATCGGCGCCAGAGCCGAAGCCGTTGAAGGCGAAAACTGGATGAGCCTATACTTCGACGACGGCTCGCACGTGTGGAGTTGGAACCCGCTTCTGCACAGTGATGACGCGTTCAACTTGGCCATAGACCTTGGCTTCCAAGTCTTTCCTGTTGCACGAACGATGAGTGGCCAAGCTTGTGCTGCTGTAGCGAGCCCGGTTGGTGCCCGGCTCGCTGAGGAAGTATCGACACTAGATGCTCGAGCCGCTACCCGTCGCGCCGTCACGCGCGCCGCCGCCGAGATCGGCAGGGCCATGGCATAATCGCCACGCGACGGCGCGTGAGCGAGTGACCGTCCTGCTGCCGGCCATCATCGACGAGTCGCGTGAAATGGGCAGCCCGTCGCATTACAATCTATTTCCCCTGTGCATTTGATAGCTGTAGACTATCGGGAATTCATTCCGAGAGGCATCAGCTATGAGCCGACCCAGCAACGCCGAGCGCCTGGCCGCGAAGCACACCTTCTTCCTCAACGACTTCAACAAGATCCAGACCGCAGTGCGCGACGTGCGCATCCAGTGCCTGGGCGACCGCCGCTTCTACTCCGTGCCGGGCGCGCAATGGGAGGGCCCGGTCGGCGACCTCTTCGAGAACAAGGTCCGTTTCGAGTTCAACAAGACCCACCTGGCGGTCCTCAGGATCATCAACGAGTACCGCAACAACCGCATCACGGTCGACTTCACTCCGAAGGACGGCAGCGAGGCAGACGAGCTGGCCGACAACTGCGACGGCCTGTACCGCGCCGATGAGCAGGACAGCGGCGCCCAGGATGGCTACGACAACTGCTTCGAGGAAGGCACCGCCGGCGGCATGGGCGCGCTGCGCCTGCGCGCACGCTACGAGAACGAGTATGACGACGATGACGACCGCCAGCGCATCGCGATCGAGCCGATTTACGAGGCTGACACCTGCGTGTTCTTCTCGCTCGACGGGAAGAGCTACAACAAGGCCGACTCCAAACGCTGCTATGTGCTGACCTCGAAGACGCGCGACGAGTACTTCGAGGAATGGGGCGACGACCCGGCCAGCTGGCCCAAAGGCATCGGCCTGGGCTTCTTCGATTGGTACACGCCGGATATCGTCTGGATCGCCGAGGTGTACGAGATCGAAGAGACGTCGGAGCTGCTGCACGTGTTCCGCGGCATCGCGCTCGACGATAGCGAGCCAAACGAGATGACGCTGACGGACGACGAGCTGGCAGAGGACGGCAAGGCCGACGAGCTGGAGGCCACCGGCTTCCGCGAGGTGCGCCAGAAGCGCATCGCGCGCCGACGTGTTCACAAATA